AAGCTCGCGCAGTTGATTGTGGGTGCTACGCCAGACGGCGCGGTCGGCCCTGTTACGCTGCAAAAGTTCAACAACGCTGAACCTGAGTCGTTTAAAAAATCCTACGCGCTGGCAAAGATTACTCGGTACACAGACATCTGCAACAAAAACCGAACTCAGTCTAAGTTCCTGTTAGGCTGGTTAAATCGCACTCTGAAAGGGCTAAAGTAATGGACTTGATAGGTATCGGGTCAATCATCGAAGGAGTTGGCAAAGTTGCAGGTGATCTCATTACGACAGACAAGGAGAGACTTGAGATGGCGCTCGAAGAGCGCAAACTCGCTCTGGAGGAAAAGAAAATTGACCAAGCCACCGATCTCGCCCAGGTGGACATCAATAAAATTGAAGCTGCAAGCACTAGCGTATTTGTCTCTGGCTGGCGTCCTGCTGTCGGTTGGGTTGGCGTTGCTGGCCTAGCCTATCAGTTTCTTGGTTACCCTCTGATGCAGTGGGTCTGGGCGTTTGGGCAGGGCGTAGACTTGATCCCAAAGGGTCTACCCCCGCCGCCAGATCTTCAAGTAGAACAGTTGATGACGTTACTCGCCGGCTTGCTTGGTTTCGGCGGTATGAGAAGTTTCGAGAAGTCCAAGGGCGTCGCGGCGAAGTAGATCGCGGTAAGCGTTAATCGCCGCTTTTAAATCGGCGTTTAGCGCCTCAACCTCCGCATTGAGCAGGTTCATACGCTCTGTGGCTTCCTTGGCAAACTGCACAAGGTTTTGGTACTGCCACGTTTCAAAGTTAGCCATGCGATTCCTCAAGAAGTTGGATGCTTTTCTGTAGAAAATTTTCCTTCGGTAAATTTCTGAGGAAATATACCGAGTCGGGTTCGTTCCTGAACTGATGCGGGCGATCCGGGCCTGTGACCGCAAAGTACGACCAGATGTCACCCTTAGACGTAGTGACCATCCGGCGGTCAATTGCCCCCTTTTCAAAAAGATGCCTTAATTTTCCGTTGAGGGCAGACCTTGTTAAATTCGGAAACCGCATCTGAGGTACGGTCTTCTCACCGTTCTCAAGCAAAAATTGAACAATTTCACTTGTCATTGGATTATCTCAAAATAGTGCGTCTGGTACGTTGGATAGATCCAGCGGCGGTCTACGCTGGCGTTTGATTTTCTGGACGATGTGCGGGTACGGCGGCATATGCCAGACCCAACGAACGACGTTGCCCTCGTCGTCAAGGATGCCGTATCTCATGTCTCCCCTCTTTGTCGGAAGGCTTCAAGCACATCGTCAGTACAACAAATGCCTTCAGCGTCGCTGTTGTCTAGCACTATCAAGCGACACGCCTCCCGCTCATGCGCGGCAACAAGGGCGGCGAAGCGTTCAAGGAAATCGGTTGACTGTGTGCCAACCCATGAAGTCCAGCCGTGACTTGTGATGTCCGCGCCCCCTGACTCCCGCGCCATGCGGATAATGTCTTCTCTAGGTATTTCCGGCTTCACTTCCACGATCCACCCCGCGCAGCCATCTGACCAGCCAAAAACGCAGCCTTGTACGCACCATCGTTCGTGTTGGCCCGCATTAGTTGTTCTTTGAGGTGCGTAATCTCAACTTGAGATTGTTTGTTTGCTTCTTCCCAAGCCGCCTCCCAAGCCTCCCACATGGGTGCTTCCCTTGGGTCATAACTACCAGCGGGAGCGGTCTTGTGAATTACAGACCACCATTTGCGCCATGCTTCTGTTTTGTTCATAACCGTGCCTTTATCAAGATTTTGAGTTCTGCGCTGCTAAACACTCGGTCTTTGCCCTGGAAAATAATCTTTTCTGTCCACGGTCTGGCCCACAAGCATTGAAGTTCTGGGGCCGCACGGGAGTTAAGCAACTCCTCGGTTGTATACGTAACTGCACCTAATCCCATCCATTTGTGCGGTTCAATGAAATGTGGCACTACGATCTGCTCGCTGTTGGGTAGCTTAAACACAGGTTCTAATTCGTAGTCAGTAAACCTCTGAATCATTTCAGCAATACTAAAATTTACCTTAAATTCTGGTTTTTGTTTCTTGGTCATTTCTGCTCTCCGATTTTGGTTTTGGCATCGTCAAACCCGTACCCCACAATGACCCGATGCCCGCAGCCCTGTAGGTAATCAATCCAATCTTTTTGTTCTGGCCTTAACACACCTCCTTTTTGACGTTTCATCTCAATCCACAAATCCCAAGATGGGACAAACAGGTCGGGAACCCCGGCGCTAACGCCCTCAGCTTTCAACCTACTTGCTACGCTGATGCTGCGCTTTTCCCCGTTGGGGATGGCAAAGATCCGCACATCTGGATAAGTCTGACGAAACCAGCGCACCAACTCACGCTGCTCTTCATGCTCGGTTGGCATCACCATTTCCTGCTTACCACTCGGTAGAATTTTCCATCGCGCTTGTACTCGATGGATACTGGGGCTAACCCTTGGTTCATCTGCGCCACAACATAATCAACCGCGTCTGACTCGGCCACTTCGTTAATCTGGTTTAGCACCGCCTTAGCTTTGTTAGCGATGTAGTACAGCGTACCCAACGCCTTCTCACCGGCAAACCCAGAGTGAAGTATGGGTAAATATTCCGTAATAGGAATATCGCTCAAGCCACCGTAGTAGGTGATTGACACCATCAGCTTGCCGCTGGCCTGACTAACGTGTCGCCGCCAGGACCAGTCGGTGACCGTTATCTCGGTCCCGCTGTCTCCCATAATGTCGTCATGCTGTAGCTTTAACCGCTTAGGCTCAACGGCGGGGAAATCCGTCCCGCAAGCGGGGCATACGCGCACTGCCAAAGCGCAGATCTCGTTGCAGTTGTCGCATATTTTGATTGGCGCAACACCGTCGCCCGTTCCTCCCTTTTTGGGAGGTTGTACATTGGTGATCGGGCCATGCGTTGACACTACCTTGGCAAAGTCCAGTACCAGACAGTGATCGGTGTGGCTCTTAGGCCGCATACCTCGACCGGCCATCTGGATGTACAGCCCAGGGGACATCGTTGGGCGCAGCATAGCTATCAGGTCAATGTCGGGATAGTCAAACCCAGTGGTCAGCACATTGGCGTTAGTTAACGCCCTAATCTTGCCTGTCTTGAACTCCTCAATAATCTTCTCTCGTTCTTTTTTAGGCGTGTCTCCTGTCACACACTTAGACGGCACACCCCAGTAGTTCAGGATCTCGCAGACGTTCTCGGCGTGGGATACGCCGGTACAAAAGAACAGCCAATGCTGCCGGTCTTCAGCCAGGGCGATTACTTCGCTGACCACCCGCACATTCTGGTCTTTGGTGTTGACCGCCTTCTGTAGCTCGCCTTCTACAAACTCGCCACCGCGTTTTGCAACGCCTGTTGTGTCTAACGCAGTTGCCGTTACCTTAGAACGCAGCGGGGCCAGATGTTTTTTGAAGATCAACTCTTCAATCGTTACTGGCTCAATCAAGGCGTTGAAGATCGCTGGTTCGTCCGTGATCATGCCGTGGCCTAGCCTGTACGGCGTGGCGGTCAGGCCAATGACGCGCAAGTTCGGGTTGATGCGTTGTAGCTGGCGCAGCAGGTCACGGTAGCCGCCCGTGTCCTTGTGGTTGACCAGATGGCACTCGTCAATGATCACCAGATCAACATGGTCAATCTGTGCCGCCTTGTCCCGCACAGACTGTATTCCGGCAAACGTGATCGGCTGGTGTAACTCACGCCGCCCTATGCCCGCGCTATAGATACCAAGAGGCGCATCCGGCCAATGTGCGTACATCTTCTCGGCGTTTTGCTCAATCAGTTCTTTCACGTGCGTCAACATCAAAATGCGAGTCTCAGGCCACTTAGTAAGCGCGTCTTCGCAGATGGCGGCAACAATGTGGCTCTTGCCAGATCCAGTGGGCAACACCAAACATGGATTGCCCAAATAGCCGGCAAGAAACCAGTTGTACAGATCGTCCAGAGCACGTTGCTGGTAGTCACGCAGGATCATCCAACTACCCGCGCATCAAACATCTTGCGAAACTCAATCATGCCTTCGTCAGACTCGGCACAAGCGGCAGCGTTGGCGACCAACTCCTTAGACCCGTACACGCCATCCCCAGGCTCACCGTTCACAACATCCTTGCCCTTGATGACGTAGATTGCCTTCCACTGGTCGCCGGCTTCCTTGAGCTGCCACGGGACCATATTGGGATGCAAGACATGGGAGCCGCAACCCTCACGCTGCCATTCAACGGGTATCTCGCTACCGGCGTGGCGCTCGCAGATCCACTTGGAATTCTCAGTAGCAGTGCTATGGGCGCAGGTGCGGCAGTTAACCTCTTTGGTCAAACGGTCGCCGTGGCAGAACTCATGCGCGGCACACCACTTGCATTGATACCAGCTAGGGTCTGCGCTTAACGGCTCTGGCATCCGGTCGGACAATGCAATCCGCTTACCACGCCCTATTGCGTTTTCGGCGACTCCTTTGTCGTACTCCACCCGCTCGGTGTAGAGTCTGTCGTCATCTTTGCAGACAGCCACATACAACGCCCGATCAATACCAGTGCCATGCATATAAGACTGCATTTGCACAAAGTGATCAAACTTGGCACGCTCCACGCCCTTGTCTTCGACTTGTTCAAACGATTTTTTGTTGTGGGTTTTGTACTCACAAACGTGTTTCTTCTGTGGCGCTCCCGGCA